TTAGAAATTTTGAACTCAAATCCTGTATTAAATGGCAGGGACAACATTTACAATAATTTGATTGATTTGGATTTAATTATTCAAACCATGATGATGAAAGTCGAAAGACAATGACCAATGATGAAGCCATGCTATTCGTTTTAATAGTGATAGTTGGCTTCATTTTTACTGTAATTATGTTTATAAGGAATCATTAAATGAGCTGGCGAGACAAAGCAATATTGACTGTTCTCATAGTTGGAATAGTTATATCGCTGGCTTTAATGCGTTTGGCTGTGAGATTGGCATTATGACCTGTAATTGTCAAACCCCTAAATCATGTGAAATGAATGGTAAATGCTTGAATTTTGAAGGTGAGCCAATACCATTTTTTGGCTGGCTCAAAGAAGATTTTGGGATTCAAGCGGCAAAGGCTTGGAGTGAAATTAAATTTAAGGCACAAGAGAAATGATTGGAATAGACATGATTAACTACGACATTGCTTTTGCATTAGGTTATTTTTGCCATGTGTTTGTAAGTTATCTAACAAGAAAGGCTGGTGAAAAATGACTGCGATAGAACTAGCTGATAGTCGTAAAGAATGGGCAAACGATTTGTTATCTTTAAATGAATGGAGTATTGATGCCGAAACTATGCTACGCCAGCAACAAGCTGAAATAGAAGCGTTGAAAGCTGAAATTGTAGCCATTGAAAAGAATACGGACTATTGGGCTGATAAGAATAGTTGGATTAAAAACAATGAACCAGTAGCGTGGATGCACAAAGAAAGCGGTCAAGTATTTGCTGGTATGGGAAGCCCAATAAAACCTGATGATTTTATTCCACTCTACACCCATCCAGCAGACCGCATAGCTGAATTGGAACAAGCGTTAGAAAACATCATAGCTATTTCTGACAGAAAACATGACGCATGGGACAAAGCTAAAGAATTACTAAAGAAAGCGAGTGAGAAATGATCCCTGAAGAAGTAATCAGAGAGTTTTATATGCTAACGAACCCTTATCCAATAGCCAATAGGTTTCATAGCTATTTAAAGAAGTTTAGAAAGATTGAACAGTTTATTAAAGATCAACGCCATTGATGCTTTTTGATTACTTGCTCTGATTCATAATCAGTATGGCAAAAGGCATTACAAAATATCCCTTTAATAATGCTATCGTTGCAATATAAACAACGCCCAGTAAAAGAATGATTTTTGGGTTTAGAACGGGCAATTTGAATAGCCAAATCCCGATCCCGTTCTTCATTGTCTGAAGCCATATCGTAAATATCGCTCATGCTAAACCTTTAAATAAATCAGTTTCAGCTTGCCTTCTTCTAACTAAACCAGCCATTACATGACCAGCCGCTTTGTCCCATTTTTGAAACTCTAATGCCGCCCCTTCCATGTCACCAGCATTAATCTTTCTGAGTAATGTTGAACCAGCAAAATTACCAGCACCACAGTTAAATACAAAAGAACAGATTGCATCAAACTCATTTTGGGTTAAATCACTTGTTACTTTTTGATTGATAAAGTTAGCGGAATTAGCAACATCATTAATAAGTCTTTTATCAGCTTCTTCTTGTGTAATTACCATCCCTCGATGCACTCCTTTTGTTGATCCATAACCAACAGTCCAAGGATCGCCACCCGTTGCGGGATCTGCATACGCTGTTAAACGACATCCTTCGAATTCTTTAATTAAATTGTAGCAATTAGGGCTAGGAATCATATACAATAATATTTTATGCGAAAGTTATATTGATGAATATAAGTGATAATTTACTTGAATATGTTAAAAATAGAGTTTTAATAGATGATATAACATTATGCTGGAATTGGGTCAAAGCTGGAAATAAAAGACCTATTTTTACAAAAAATAATAAACAATACTTGGTCTACAGAGAACTTTTTAAATATTTGAATAATATTGAAATAAAAAGAACTGACTTTATTATCCATAAATGTGACAACGGAATGTGTTGTAATCCCGATCATCTTTTTTTGGGAAACCATAAAATAAATATGGCTGATATGGCTAAAAAAGGAAGAAGTTTTGGTGCTACTAATCCATTGGCACATTCTATTGCAGTAGCTAAAGGATTGGAAGTAAGAAAAGAAAATCCACAATGCAATGCTAGAGGAATTTTTCATGGAACTAAAACAAAACCTGAAAGTGTAAAAAGAGGAAAAGAACATTGGACAAATCTTCATCCTGAATATATCAAACGAGGAAGTAAAGTTCACAATGCAAAATTCACAGATGAGCAAATAAAAATCATTAGATTGGATAACAGAACTTTAAAAGAAATTGCTAAAGATTATGACTGCAATTTATCAACAATTTCGAATATTAAAAATAATAAACATTATAAATAGTCCATTTTTACTGTAGTTCATAGTATTGTTCTAGCAACATTACCAATCTAATAATAGGCACAAGTTAAACAACATCGCATTGGCTTTCTTGTATTAGATCAATTAATTTGAGGGGAGGAATTTTTAGAGTCCAGCCTGTTCTCGAATCCATGATTGAAGCGACTCCACTTGTTGAGTTGTCATTGCACATTTTTCAATAAATTGTGGGTCGGTGGGAGTTCCATCAATGCTGGAGGGGGTGTTGGAAACGGAGGGCATTGAATTGCTACTGGTGTTGTGCATCCCACTATACATAGACTTAATAGCAACCAACTTAGCTTGATATTCATTGGATATTCCTTTATTGATTAAGGCTTGCTCTTTAATGACTTCTTTGTTCTTGGCTTCTTGTGCAAGAGCCAAAGCATTAATCTCGCCCCTGTAAGCAACAAACCGAGAATGCTCAAAACTATAGCCAAGATAACCAGCAAACAAAACAGCCAAAACTCCCAAGGCGTATTTAATAAGCTGAAGGTAGGGAGTAAGGAAATCAAACATTACCTAAAGCCACTCAAACGTGGCGAGAATACAAAGGTGGATTTATAAAGGCTTGGCTTGGGATCAACATTAGGATCAACTAGAGCAAAAATATTATGCCCAAAATTGCAATAGATACACCGAGAAAATCCGATTGGTCGTACCCAACGGAATTGAAATAGACCATTAACAGTAACAAAACACCAGCCAGCTTTAGCGTTATCGTTATCTCGTATCGTAATATCGCCTTTAACAGTTGAATCATAAGGAGTTCCTAATGTCTTTAATCCAAAGGTAGGCAATGGATTGCGAATCAACCATTTAATCTTTGATCCATAAGAAGGAGGGTTAATGGCTTGAAATGAGGCATCACCATCAAGTGAGTTATCCCATGTTTGAAACCAATTTAACCAAGTAGGAAGTCGAGGTCCGAATTCCTCTTTAGCTCCATTATCCACCCACCCTAAAGCATTGCCTGAAAACAAAGGCAAGATAGGTGAAAGAATAATTGCAAGAAGGGTCAATACAAGATTGACGGGTACTGAGAGGATATAGAGTAAATAGTTCATTCGATTGGCTTAGAAGTTATAAATCTTAGTATGGCAACAATAACTCCAATAGTAATAAGGAGCAAACCATAATATCGAGGATCAATGATGTTTTGAACATAAGATAGATTATCAAATAAAGCACCAAAAATTACCAACAATAAGGAAAACCACATTGTTTTTGATTGGCGCATCTTCATTTTTTCTTGACCGCTTTCTTAGCAACTACTTTTTTAGTCACTACCTTTTTAGCTACAGGCTTGCGAGCAATAGTTTTTTTGGCTACTGGTTTCTTTTTAATCTCAGGCAAAGAAAGATTAATGGTGTAATTGATTTCAGGCTCAACAGGTTTTCTACGAAGTAATGCTGCTATTTGCTTAAACATTATTTATCCGCCTTTGTATCAAGTTTATCAAGAATCTTATCCAATTTTTGAAATATTTGAGTAGTTACGCTTTGAAAGTCTTCACGCTTGACGTAATGATCTGATACTTTTACCTCAAGATTATTGATTTGTCTTGCCAAAGTAGATTGGTCTGCAACAATTTTATCTTGATTCTTAGATAATTCTTTTGACCACCAGCCTATTACGCCAGAAGCTGCTGTGGCTAGAATGGCTATTGATGCAACTATTGCTGACCAATCCATGACGCTTACTCCTCAGCAGGAACTTCATCAACTACTGGAGTTTCTTCTGCTGCTGGAGCTTCAGTATTATTTCCTTCAATAAAATCAATAAGTTCTTTGATTTCTTTACGAGCTTCTGAAGACATATCTAAAATAAGTTGTTTGATTGACATGGTAATTCCTTATACAATTGGTCTTGTTGGTAATGCTGGCATGGTTGCTAAAAATTGCCCTACAGTTTCGTTGGGAGTGACATGAGCTAATGCTGGAATAGCCCATGCCCATACTTGATCTCTCCAAATATTTAATGCTTTTG